CTATAAACATAGGAAACCTCGCTCTAAGGATTTGCCGCTCCAATTCAATAACATTCGCGAAATTGTAATGGTATACATTCTCGAAAAAGAGGGAGAGTAAATCAGAGGGTTCATGAAATTCAGCAGCATGATGCTTATACTCATCCCAAACGATGAAACCAGTATGTGGCGTTTCAGCCAGGGCTTTCTTAAACAGAACTCGCAAAATGGGAACATAGTGGGTGTCACAAAGTAATCCAAGAGCTACACCATTAAGATGGACACGCCAACTCTTCACAATTCCCAAAGACCAACCAGTCTTAGCCAAGACTCTAAACGGTTTAGGACCCAAAACGAGCCCATCAGCAGTTGGCCAAAACCGACCTGAGCAAAAATCAACATCATAAGATGGTACATAACGAGGAACAAAATCAAAACCCAAACGTTTTGCCCAAGCCACCCAAGGCACTGTTTCGGCTTTTGGATCATGACACACAAAGACCGAATCATCACCAAGGGCCAATAACCAACACAGCTGCGGGTTCAAACCGAACTCAACAATGACCGACAAATAAAAACCCATGGTCACCAAAGTATTCCCAACACTAGTAGCAGCCCCACCAGTCTTACGACGCCCTGTGTGACTATAATGGACACCATGGGCAGTAGCCCCAGAAGTGCGATCCCACAAAGCAATTTCCCGCTGAACAACAGCCTTATCAACGCCAGCCAACAACATTCCAGCACATTCAGCATAACCAACAAACGTGTGCTGGGACCCAACAAAATTCTTGAAATCACCACACCAAACACGTATACTGCCATGAACATGAATAGTGGCAGCATCAATATGATCAAACTCCATTTTTAACCGTTGCTTGGCACGATCCAAGTGGGGATTGGCAGGAGCGGAATGCCAGCCATCATACATCATCAAGTCACGCTCCTCATAGGCCGGCAAATTAACTCCAACCTGCATTAAAGCAGCAGAATACCACAAGCCAATCTGTTCACACGATAACCCAGCGGCATAACAAAACCGCGAACACCCATGGTACCGAGCAGCAAAAGCTTTAGCAAACGCCAAAATG